CGGTTCCCTTTTTCATTTGGAAATCTCCCGAAAATTTCATATATTGTAGTCCATTCAAATTCACACGGAATACATTATGATGATTCGGAAATACAAAGACCTACTCAAAGAAGTAGAAGAAGAACATAAAAACGCAGATAATCTCCACCGAGATAGTAGGGTTCTCGTAGTAGATGGAACCAATCTTTTCATCCGTGTATTCTCCGCAATTCCAACACTCAACGAAGATGGTCAACACGTTGGCGGACTTTCAGGGTTTATGAAATCACTTGGTGCCACAATTCGTATGGTAAAACCTACGAGAGTTGTAGTTGTCTTTGATGGTAAGGGTGGTTCACATCGTAGACGTAAAATCTTTGATAACTACAAGGAACGTCGGGCAATCAAGTCCCGTCTCAATCGTGCAGTTGGATTTGAAGATTTAGCTGACGAACAGGCATCCATGAAATGGCAGATGGTTCGTCTTTACGAATACCTCCAAAATCTTCCACTCACAACAATCGTGGTTGACCATATTGAAGCTGATGATGTTATCGCTTATTTGGCATCCTACTTCAAGGAAAAGGTTTACATCCTATCCAATGACCGAGATTTTCTCCAATTGGTTTCAGAGAATGTAAATGTTTATGTTCCCACAAAGAAAAAAATGTATAAGCCAGATAACTTACTTGAGGATTACGGAGTATCGTGTGAAAACTTCACCATCTACAAAGCTCTACTTGGTGATAACTCCGATTCCATTCCAGGAATCCGTGGTATGGGAGACAAGACAATTCAAAAACACTTTCCACAATTAGCAGAACCAAGAAGAATTCCTTTGGAAGAGTTCATAGAAAGTTGTAAATTGTATGATGGTAAAGCCAAAGTTATGACAGAACTAAAACAAAACATTCCTAACCTAGAAAGAAATTATAAGTTGATGCAATTGTTAGACGTTGATATTCCATCTTCAACAAAGTCAAACATACGCCATATGGTTGATGGAGAGATTGGTGGTCTAAATAAGATTCAACTTGAAACAATGTGTCTTCAAGATAAACTTCGTGGTGTAATAACGAATTGGGATGAGTGGCTCGTCAATAACTTCAATTCACTGGATGGATTTAGACAAAAGATTCGGGAGTGATATTTATATGTATGATAAAACTGAAAGACATATTATTGGAATTAGATACAGACCCCAAAAAAGTGTTTGGTGATATTGTATTTGGTGATAAAAAACATAATAAGTTTTATAACAAAATTGTTAATTTGCAGGGTAAAACTGGTTCTGAACAAAATACAAAAGATGAGGAGATAATACTCAAAATTCTTTTGAAATGGGTTGGTTCTAATAATAAAAAGGTTGTAAATAATCTATATTCTTATGAGGATTTATTCAAAAACGCTGCTAAAGTATTTCCTTCCATTTTCAAACCAACAACACCAGATGGCACAACAATATACCGCGGAATTCGAGTTGTAAACGAAAAAACAATTTTGAAATTGAAAAAAACTTCACCAAAAGATTGGAAAAAAATAAAATTTGGCTCAATCCAATATGTAAAATGTATGAAACCAATACAATACACACCTCATTTGGAAATTCAGAGCTGGACTACATCTAAAACAGTTGCTCACGAATTTGGTAGTAAATTATCAAGTAAGGATGGTGTTTGGGGGTACAATGGGGGTATTCTAATATCTAAACAAAATGACGAATACCTTTTTAACCAAAAGGTAATGAATTTACTTTTCGGTGAATCAAAAGAAGATGAAATACTACATTTTGGAAATAAATATTCAGAAGAAGTTTTCATCGCAATACCGGAAACATCATATAACGGTCTTGTATCTAAATAATAGCCGTGGAATTCATTTGATTCGTAGTTTGTTTCTCGACTCCTACACAATCGCTCCGAATCCACGGCTTTTGTTTTTCAATTTGATATTTATTAGTAGAGAAACAACTACATATCAAATGAATAGGAGAACGTTATGGTCATCTATAAGACCACCAATTTGGTGAATGGTAAACAATACATTGGTAGAGATGGTCGCAACAACCCAAATTATCTTGGTTCGGGTATTTGTATAAAAAATGCAATCAATAAGTATGGGAAAGAAAACTTCAAGAAAGAAATACTTGAAGAGTGTTCTTCTTTTGAACAACTTATGGAGAGGGAAGAGTATTGGTTGAATTATTATGATGCAGGTAATAATCCCAATTTCTACAATATGCACAATAGAAGTGTAGGGTTTTCAGCAAGGGGTGTAAACCACTATAATTTTGGAAAGAAGCTTAGTCCAGAACACAAAGAAAAATTGACTCAATCCCGTAAAGGAAAGAAACACTCCGAAGAAAGCATACAAAAGATGAAGGTTGCTCAACTTGGTGAAAAACATCACTTCTATGGGAAGAAACACAATCCGGAAACTCGTAAAAAAATAGCAGAGTCCCTTCGTGGTGTGAAACATTCAGAAGAACGCGCGTCAAAAAGAATTGGTGTGAAACGTCAAATTCAATTCTCTGATGAGGGAAGACAAAAATTGCGTGAATTACATACGGGAGAAAAAAATTCAAGATTCAAAGGATATGTTATTTGTGTTTCGGGACAGTATGTTGGCCAACGTAAATCAATTCGTGAATGGACAGAGACGTTAGACACTTTCCCATCATGTATATCGGCACATCTTTCAGGTCGGGAATACAAAAAAGGTATTCGTGGAAATTTTTTCAAATGGGAACACGAACTTTGATTTGGTAAATTCAATTCACTTTCGTATATTGTAGTCATAACTAAACCAACATATACGAACGATAACAAATGCAAGATACACTTTCGGAATACGGACATACGTTTCAAACAAAAGTTATTTCCTGTCTTATCAGTGATAAGGCGTTCTTGGGACAAGTCAGTGATTTATTAGAACCTGGATACTTTGAATCCCAATCCAATAACTGGATAGTAGAACGTATTTTAGATTACCATCGTAAGTTCAAATCTCAACCAACCCAAGAAGTTTTCAAATCTCTTCTCGTTCCGATTGAAGATAAACTACTCCGTACTGGAATTGTAGACAATCTCAAAGAGGCGTATAAACTTCAAAATTCACCTGACTTGGAATATGTCAAGAGTGAAGTGATAGAGTTCTCGAAAAATCAGCGTATGAAGTGTGCGATTTTGGAATCGGTTGATTTGCTGAAGAATGGTAAGTTTGAACAGATAAAGAAAAAAATTGATTCGGCATTGAAGGCTGGTAGTGATAAGGACATAGGACACGTCTTCAAACTTCACGTTGAAGAGAGATATAGTGAAGGTGCAAGAACTTGTGTTGCCACAAACTGGGGCGTAATAAACGATATAATGACGGGAGGTTTGGCGGGTGGAGAATTAGGCGTTTTGGTCGCTCCTGCCGGTGGTGGTAAGAGTTGGGGTCTAATCAATCTTGCTGCAAATGCCGTAAAACAGGGAAAAACCGTTATTTACTATACTCTTGAATTGAATGCTTATTATGTTGGTAGACGTATTGATGCGTATCTCACAAAGATACCATTTCAGAATCTCGGAGAAGAACATTCTCGCGAGAGAATCCAAGAAGTGATGGAAGGACTTGAAGGTAATCTCATTATCAAGTATTACCCAACACGAACCGCATCAATAACGACTCTGACCTCTCATATTCAAAAATGTATAGATCAGGGACAAAAACCAGATATGATTGTTCTTGATTATGCCGATCTTATCCGTCCTGCAAAAGCTAGTGATAAAAGATTGGAACTAAATGACATCTATGAAGACCTACGTGGTGTTGCTGGTGAGTATGATATTCCAATTTGGACTGCATCTCAATCTTCACGCTCATCCACCGACGACGAAGTAATTGAAGGAAACAAGGTATCTGAATCTTACAATAAAATTATGATTGCGGATTTTGTTATGTCCCTCTCTCGTAAGTTGAATGATAAGATTGGTGGAACAGGACGATGGCACATTATCAAGAACCGATTCGGCCCTGATGGTATGACATTCCCAAGTAAGATAAATACAATGACGGGACATATTGAAATCTTTGAACCTAACTCTGACATCGGTAAATCTGTTTCACAATCTATGACCGGTGAAGGTATGGTAAAGAAAGCTCTTTCACAGAAGTTCAAAGAATTGGAAGGTTTCTAACTATTTATCTATGATAGATATAAATTTTAACTTGGAGTAATGTATGAAATTAAAAGAAATCGCCAATCAAATTTTCAAAGAAAAACGTAATACTAGTAAAATTGTATATGAACATCTTCTTCAATTAAATTGTTTTTCTGAGACGATCGACGAAGATTCTTCCATAGAAAAACGAAAAGAAGTTTTGTCAGCAATATCTAAAGGAAAATGGGAGAAGCCACAAAATCCACAAAGTTTTCTCGATTCATTGATGAAGTCGAAACATTTAGCTATGCTAACTCCATACTCAATTAGTGAGTTATCAAGTATGAAACTTTTTAAGTTAGATGGGTATAATATTGGTTATGCCTTGAAAAAGAAGGATGGTAAATATTCCGAGATTGTTGCTGTTCACAACAATGAACCAGATGTAAAACAAATTGGCAAAGAACTTGTATTATCTGCTGTTAAAAATGGTGGATGCTATCTAGATCACTTTGATGGGATGTTATCTAATCTGTATTCTAGTATTGGGTTTGAAGAATATAGTAGAGATGAATTTGACCCACAGTATGATACTGGTGGAGAATTTCAAAAGAAATATGGGAAGCAAGATATTATTTACAGAGTACATAGGAGTTGCAAATAATGGATTTGAGTATCCAAACAAAACTTGGTTTAGAATTATTTTCTGATGAAATAAAAGAAACGTTTGTAATTCACATCCCACACTCATCTACATACATACCCGATGATGAGATTGCTTCCTTTTACTCTGATAAACTTAGAGTCAACATGGAACAATTAACAGACTGGAAAACCGATGTTATATTCGATGTGCCAAAGATAACAAAGATGTTTGCCCCATTTAGTAGATTATTCTGTGACGTTGAGAGGTTTGATGATAATGAAGAACCAATGTTCAAATACGGACGGGGTTTTTATTATACACATGGTTTTGATGGTACACTCATTCGTGAAGTTGATGAGGAACGTAAATCTAGAATTTACAATGAATACTATATGAGACACCACGAACTTTTAGAGTATGAAGTTTCTAATAAAATTGAAAAAAATGGGGTATGTACCATATTCGATTGTCACTCCTTCAACGAAGAGCCAATTTCACCAAATGTTTCAGACCCAATGTCTCCTGATATTTGTATAGGTGCCGACGAGTATCACACCCCAAAATACTTACTTGACTATACGGTTAACTATTGGTCGAACTTGGGATATACCGTTTCAGTTAATAATCCCTATTCAGGTTGTATTATACCAAAGAATTTTTATAGAAATAATCCAAATGTTCAAGGTATTATGATTGAAATCAATAAGCGACTCTATATGAATGGTTTATCAATTATTGATGAGTCAATTAAAACTCTAAATAATCAGATGATTGGTTATTTTAATTTATAAGTTCAAGGAATTAGAAGGGTTCTGATATTTATTGATATACAACAATATCGGAGCAGTTATGTCATACCTAAATATACCAATCCCACCAATAGACGCAATGGTACGTGGGAATTTCTTACGAGACCAACGGGACTCACACGATAAGAAGTTCCCTTGTATCATTTTTGGAATGGCATCAATTCCAGCACAAGCCCCACTCTTTCACTTTGTTATGCAAGACGGTGGAATTTGGTGGAGGATGCCAATACACGCTTTCTCTTGGAAAGAAGATGCAATAGAACAACCACTTGATGAGTTAGTCTTATGGGACTCATTCTCGTATCACGTTTCTGCAACTCAATTCCCTTATCTCAAGAACAGGAATATGACATTCATTTCTCGTCGGAGAGAAAAATACAAGGGAAGATACTTGTTCACATTAGATTGGGGTGCCTCAACAGATTCAGGTGATACGGACTTTCTATTCTCTGAATA